ACAAAGAACTAACAACTATAACTGACACCGCCAAGTTACTTGGCATCAGTCGCAACTCTGCCGAGACTATCGCAAACGATTGTGAGGCCGAAGGTTGGATAGAGAGTGACAGAACTACAAGTAACCATCGTTATCTGTATAGCACCCCTTTTTTACTAGAGGTCTGGTCATCATACGCCGAAAGAATGCGCGAGGTGTCAAGTAGTATCGACTTCAGTAGCACCCATATAGCTATCAAGGCGCTCGGAAAGTTATAGCCAAACCACTTGGTGTTTCCAGGCATCGCTTTGTAGTGCATATCTTACAGCCTACTTAATAAAAATAATAATGAAGCAGCAACAGCAGCTTACAGGAGAAGTGTGTTTAACAGATCGAAAGGTGTTGACAAAGATGTATCATAACCACTACATAGAAGACAGCTCAGAAACCTCTGGGCATTTTAAATCAACAATGGATCGTTATGAAACAATGTCAAACAGTACACAAAGTCTTCGTTTCGAACTTGCCAGACTTGAGGCAAAGCTCGACATCATCACCAATCTTTTACTGCAAAGCACAAATGCGGCACCAGCTATCAAGGAAGCAGCCAATCCAGTTGCACCCGCCGAGCTGTCTTTACTTCGTACCATGACAGCGAAGCAGCATGTGACTGCCCAATTCTTAATAGAAGGCTGGTCAAACAAAGCCATAGGAGATGTTCTTAATATAGCAGAGAACACCGTTAAGCTGCACGTTCGGGCCGTATGTAAGAAAGTCGGTACTAAAACCAGAGGCCAAGCTGCCTTAGTAATACACGACATACTCGACCGCGTTGACCCGACTGAGTACCAAAGATCTTCGGGCGGCTTACCAATCGACTGGGCTAGAACCTACGACGGTTCCAAGCCTGACCCATATGAAAACTTATATCGAAAGGAGGACTAAACTTTGCCGCTCTTCAAAGTTAAGAAGCGCAGCGGTGGAAAAATGTATCAAGCGGTTGGCTCGTTCCAAGGTTTCCGCGTTCGACATTCTCTAGGAACCAATGACTACGTACATGCAAAAGAACTATGCGCTGAGTACGAAGCGAAGGTTTTAGCAGGAACTATAAAGCTCGGGCAGAAATCAATTCATGGAGCACAGAACAGATTTAAATCTGTCGCTCGCCGCTATCTCAAATCGCCCCACACGGGGAGCAGCAAGTCAACCAAGGAGTACGTCATGCGTCTCGTCAATCACTTCGGAGAGTTTCAGATCAACAAGATCGACCTCAACGATGTTGAAGAATATGTAGAGGAGAAGCATGTCAATCGTGGCAATGCGAACTCAACAATTCGCAGAGACCTTAACCAACTCCAAGGCGTACTCAACTTCGCTGCATCCCTCGGGTTACGTGAACCAGTAAAGTTAAAGAAGCCACGCGAAGGCAAGCACAAAACGGATACGCTATCGCAAGAAGAGATCGACACAATCTTTCCCGACTTGCATCCAGACATCCGCCGCCTTTGCAACTTCCTACTCCATACTGGTGCTCGTCCCATTGAGGCGATGCGTCTGACCTATGACAACGTAGACTTCAGCAACAACACTGTAGTCCTCGGATCGTACAAAGGTGCAGATGGAGAACTTAGGGAGCGTCGGGTGCCCCTCAACGACAAGGCACTCTTAACAATCCCACGCAGTGATCCACCCCCTGCGTCGTACCCATTCATGATAGACGGGCGACCGTTCGAAACTAACAAACAGATTGGGTATCATTGGCGTAAAGTGACCGACAGGCTAGAAATAAGAAAGTCACCTTACACCTTGCGACATACATTCGCTACGCGTCTTGCGCGTAACGGAGTACCACCCAAAGTAATCGCAGATTTACTTGGGCACTCAGATCTAAAGATGGTGATGCGTTACATGAACACCACTTACGAAGATCATAAAGCAGCCGTGATGTCCCTGTAACTGGGTCAGACACACAACGAGAACGAAGACCGAAAGTTATGAAAAGATTTATGGATTTACCTATTGCAGATCATAAGCGTACAGACTATTCCGATCCACGGAGATGTGGCCGAGTGGTCGAAGGCGCTCCCCTGCTAAGGTATTTCCATACCAACTACCATAACTTTCGGTGCTTATTGAGCAGCCCAAGACGTGACAACTCTTGGTTTAATAATCACCTGCATCGTTAAAGATGCGCCAGAAATATGGTACTAAAAAATGACAAATCACACAACTTCAGTGCTTGAAATAACCAACTTAACAATAAGTGGATCAGCCTACGCCCAGACCAGTGAAGGAGATACATGTTACATATCAGTCAACATGGCGCAGGCAACCAACGTGGCCATCGGAGACAGATACTACGCACAGATGAAGGATAACTATCCAGAGCGATCTTACGTCGCAAAGTATATCGCCATCTATCTCGACGTGAACCATGAGGAAACCTACATTGTAGGTGAGGACGAAGACTACTACGACGAAGACGGCATCGTAGTAGACGAAGATCCACAGCCCACGAAGGTTGTCACAACTCAAACCCCGAGATCAGTTGTGGAAACTGTGACTGCCACACCCAGTTTGCACGATATAAGAGAACAAATGTTTAGTATTTTGCTAGACATGGACAACTCTGAACTCGACGACATGATCATCGGTATCCTCGACGTGGACGCGATGTCATTCGTTGATGTCCTTTGGTCCGTCCTCAACGTCAATCAAATAGCTTTGAAGGATATGAACAAGGCACAGAAGGGATGCTACACCAAGGTCCAAAGTCGTTGCATGACGTTAGCGCGCGCGGGTAAACTGGTGGAGGCCAGCTATACCACCCACAACGCGCTCGGACAGTCCAACACGTCGCTCGTTTATGCACGTCGAATGGAACAGGTAAACCCAACTCTCGTTTAGTAAACGCTGGGCCTTCTCGGGTGCCCCCCTGCGCAGATAGATAATCAAAATAAAGGGCGGTCAGTTACCGCCCTTTATCAATTCCATCACCCGATAAATCCTACTCGTCGGAGTAGTCGCGCCAACCAACTCTGTTCGTACGCGCTCGATCATTTTCTTTTTCCAGTCCTCATTCTTCAGCGCCAACGTCAACGCCAGCACGAGCATGTCGTTGTCTCGCATCTCTTGCGTAACTCCACACCGTACGTAACCATCGTCGTCAATCGAAAGCGCTGGTGTCTTCGTGTCCGTGACGTACAATCTCTTTCGTACGTATTTAATCTCAGGCTGCTTACTCAAAACGGTGGCTCCTCGTCCTTGTCTTTTGGTTTCCACACGATGTCCGTATTGAACATCGCTATCATCCAGCCCACCAAATTCGTGGGCCAAGCGTTATCTTTTTCCATTTTATTAATATCCATATGTTGTGCATCGCGTCCCACTCAGATACAATATCTGGGCAGGACGCTTAATCTAACCACGCTCATGTCCCAACAGGCGGCGGTTGTTTATTGGTGAAGCGCTACCAAATTGCGCCACAGTTTCGAACGCTAACCGCGTCCTGCACGATCACCCTTTCATCGCCTTGCCTGTCTTCATGTAGACAAACATTCGCTTACCTTGCGTCATGTTGAGCTTGTTCAAGTAGCCTTCGTCGCACATCGCGCTGACATAATTTGCTACCTTCTGCGGCGTCGTTCCCAGTCGGTCAGCAATCACGGGCGTAGCAACTACTTCGCCCACCTCGATTGCATTAAGCACAAGCTCGTACGTAACCTTACGAAATTCATCTCGCGCCTCCCTCTTTTCGGCGGCTGTCTGGTCCATCGGTGCCTTCCGCATCATGCAAGGCAGGGGTGGACGCAGACCTTTCTTGGCCTGCATCTTTTCGAACGCCATCAAATTCTTGGCGTAGATTTCCTCGTACGTATAACTGCTCTTAACCATTGCGATCATTTCCTCTCAGGTTCTTGTTGACCAGATCGACTAAGCCCAACAGCTCGTCCATGTCGTACTTGCGCGGGTGTCCCATGGCTTTGAACTCAAGCCGCAAGTTTTCGACCTTCGTATTCATACGCTTCAATGCGTTCACGACCTCTACTGGGTTCTTAATATACATGCCTGTTATCCTCGCTTGTAAAATATGTGGTTTCCAACTTGCCTTACGCGGACATAGCTTGTCGTCCAGTATGGCTTCACGTAGTCGGCGTGGTAGTGAGTGACGCCGCCACCCACTACGAACATGTCCTTATCGCGCAATGCGTATTCGGCTATGTGCTTCGCTCGACCCCAAGCCTGTTCGTCTTTTGGGGTGTCGCTCTTTCCATCGTGCGTCCACGAAAATTGCTTGCGTTGCCACACGACATCGCACACGTTGTCGGGATACCTCTCGCTCTTCACTCGATTGAGTGTGACTTCAGCCACGGCGAGTTGTCCCAACATATCCTCTGACCTCGCCTCGAAATATACGTTCATAGCTAGGCAAAGCACTGCTTGTGTTAGTACGGGCACGGATGTAATCCTCCTTTAGATGGGGTAATTTTTCATCGACCAAGCACATCACGCGCTTGATCTTTTCTTCATCGGCGTGGCGTACGCGCTTTGATCGGATGACGTACGCCACATGCCACCACCAGGTATAAGGACGCCATTCGTCAGCGAGCCTGTACCAGTCACGCTTGATGCGTGGCTTGACCTTCGGATCAAACTTGGTGGGTAGTTTAAGATCACGCCGCATGAGCGTGACCTTCGGTAATGAGAAGACGCTCGATGCCACCGAGCAATGTCTTGCCCAGATGTTCGAAGTCAGTCATGACAACATGCTCTCCAAACATTTCTCTCATTGATTTTTCTCTTGCACTGATGCCTATGCCATAGACCTCAATGCCGCCGTCGCGCATGGCCTTCGTATGCTTGGCGACCATCTCAATTTCGCCTCGATGGCTCCCATCTGGATCACCATCCGTTAGGAATAGGCAGACCCTACGCGGCTCTGTCCATCCAGACATGATACGTGAAACGCTTGTGATGCTGGCGTACGTAGGTGTGCCGCCGCCCACAGGCAGAAACTGAAACACCTCGTTGATCTTCCGCCAGCTCTCACTCGCTTTCTTGTGGTACACAATGCTTGTCTGTTCTTGGAAGGTGTCTTCAGCGTTGCGAAGGTCTAGCCCACTCCATTCAACAATGTCGTACTTGATACCAGCGCGGCCAAGGCATGAGTTGAGCGCAAGCACCGCTCGTATAGTCGCTTCCTCGTACATGCTGCTCGACCCATCGACAGCGATCATCAGGCGCGTCTCGCTTGTCTTCGTAATGCTGGGTCTCGTGAACACGTTGTCGTTACCAGCGACAAGCTGGCTCAACCGCCGACGATCAATGCGACCGCTTGAGTATCCACCCTCGTTACGACGATCCTCTTGCGCCAATAACAATCTAGCAAGCCGAGCACTGTACTGGCGTACATCGTCGGGCATACCCTCGCGGCACTGGGTGGTCAGATTTTTATCAACATTACACCGCATTCTCGTATCGGGAGTGAGATAGTTGTCGTTGATCAGCTTGCGACTGCCCCGCGTGTTGGGTTCTGAGTTGATGATGTCGTGGTAGTATCTCCACAGTTCAGCATGGGTTGGAAACACAAGCGATAGGTTCTCGCACACGCTGCTGTTGCCGCTATTGTACTTACCAAACACATCACTCATTGCGTCGTCGGCTCGTTGTTGAGCGGCTCCAATATCGAAGCCGTCGTCATCGCCGTCGCCGTCTTCGTCGTCACCGTCGCCTTTCGTACCGCCCTCGTCATCGCCGTCATCGCCTTCGCCGCTATCACCATCGGCTTGACCTTCGCCTTCCTCCGTAGCGTCGCCTTGTCCTTGCTGCTGCTGTTCCTCCTGCTCCTCTTCCTGTTCGGGTGTCCCGAGCTTATCCATGCGCCGCTTCATTGAGCGAGCGACCTTGAGCGCATCGTTGCTGCTTTCTGCGGCGATCATACGCTTGGCAAACTTGCGAGCCTCGCGAGCCAGTTCTTTCGGTAAGCCCTTTACGTACTCGTCAAGCTCCTCGCTTTCGTACCCCATGTCCTTGCGTGCTTGCTGCAACGCGGCGTACGGTATCTCCTTCCACCACCGTTCCCTGTTGCACTGCGGATCATCGGGGTTGGCACGACGAAACTCATTCTCGCTGCCGAGTACGTGGTTGATCGTTTCCTGTAGGTTCTTGCGAGCACCCGCGTATTTCTCCATTGCCTTGCGCTCGATGAACACATCCTCTGCGCAGTTCCAGATGTCCTTGATCTTCTGGATGCCGCGCTTCTTGAACACACCAAAGTCGGTGTCGGTCACATGACTGACCTCATGTATATGGTAGCCTCGCATGATTGCCTGATGGGTGGGATCAAGCTCCGCTGTCATGTCCATTGCTGGCACGTTGATCGTCGTGCCGTTGGTGAATGCACCTGTACCTTGAAACGTGGTTCGTACATCTTTGTTGCCCATGATCCGTGATAGCTTGTCTAGCTCTGTGGCGAGGGCGCTGACTGAATTTTGTGAAAACATTTGTGTCTCCTATGAGAGTTGAGAGTTGATTAAGATTGAGTAGTGATGCGATCCATGATGCCAGTGACCGCGATTGCATCGCCTTCATCGACCGTTAGCATCACGTTCATTTGCAAGGCGCGGCGTACCGCATCGTTGCATCCGATACGTTCCTCCAAGTTGGACACATACTTGCCGATAACCTTGGTGTTGCGGGGTGATATGGGGGTAGCAATCGTACCGTCGAGGAAGCCCATGCGGTACACGCCGACGAACTCTTCGATCATCGCCGCCGCATTATCGCTCAGAGATGGAGCGGCAACGCGCACCAGCTTCATCTCGTCCGCAATGTTAAGGTACTTCACATCTACGAAGGTACTGAACCGATTGATAAGCGCACGAGACTGAACCTTTACTGCACTTGCGTACATGCCAGAGCTGTCACCAGCACCAGTCGTGTTGGCTGTCGCAACAATGTGGAAGTCCATGTGTGGGTGAACCACGCGACCGCCATCTTCCAACATACGCAAGGGCTGACCTTCGAGCACTGGCTGCATCACGTATGCAATGTCAGCACGTACTGCATCTATCTCGTCGAGCAACAACACGCATGGTTGCTGCATCGCCTTGGGCAAGATGCCATCCTTGAACTGTGTCACGGTGTTGCCATCCGCGTCAGTCATGACCGCCATCGAACCCACAAAGTCGGGGCGTTCAATCGCGCTGTCCATGTTGACGCGGATCATCATGTAGCCAGTGAAGGCACACACTTGAGCAATGAAGGTGGACTTGCCTGTACCAGTGTGACCTGTGAGCCAACTGTTCTCGCCGTTCTCCAATGCCCACAACACATCGTGCAGATTGTCCACGTTGAATATGTAGTCTTCGTCTTTGGCTGGCACCAAGGGATTTGCGCCGCTCCATTCGTACGTGTTGATCTCGAAGTTAAGCAGCGGGTGTTGAAGGCCGAACACATCTTGAGCGTTCTTGCGTACAGGAGCACCGAACGGTATCTCACCCGACGCCTCGATAGCAGGAAGCGCAATCGCATCTGGCTTCTTACGCAGTGTCACCACCTCGTCGAGCAACGCTTGCAAGTCTTCCATCTCGCCGCCTGTAGCAGCACGAAGCAGCACGTTGGCAGCAGCAGCGATGTCGGGTTTCACATCGTACGCACCCGACACCTCGACCACGGCCTCGTCACCTTCGTCTTCGACGGCCTCGACCTCCGAGCTGTCTTGACGCGAGACGTATATCGTATCCAATTCGGGCGTCACATCTACGAACGGCCAGTTGAGAATGCAATCGGGGTCGTTGTTCGCAAACTCATTCGCGAAAAGTAGCAACGCAGAGGCGTAGTCCATACTGTTCATGTAGTTTATGAGCATCGCCAGTGACGGCACGTTCATGCGATCAAGTATCTGAGATTTGCTTACGCTTTTCATTGCGCGTGAACTCGGGTGGTCTCCGTTCACAAGCGGCGAGTTGTCAGCAGTGTCCACGATAGTTTCCCACTCCAATTCGAAGCGGTGGGTTTCATTTACGATATACGTGCGCAGAATTTTCTGAGCATCGCGTGCATTGTTATCGTCGAGGATTGATTGAACATTAAGATTTAAGTTTGACATTTGATACCTCATGGTTGTCAGGTTGTAGTGTATCTGACACAACGTACGATGTGTCAAGTTTAATCTGCGGACAGCAGAAAGTAGACCGCAGCGGGATGCTGCAATCTATAGCTCTAACCTCCTCGACTGATCTTCGATCAGTCGGTCGGGCGTACGTGTAGAGATTGATTAGTGGACTGTGCGCTTACGCATTTCCCAGATTGAGGAAATACCATCCTCGTCCGTGACGGGTACAACGATGATTGCGTTTCCGTCCTGCGACTTGGTGATTTCGTACAGACCTTGGACATCTTCATAGTCGTCGCTGGTCTCGTCGAACTCGCCAGTCACGATCATGTCGAATGGTTCTTTCTTGTTCGCTAGTACGAACAAGGCGGTGTATTCAGTGGCGTCAAACATTTCCAGGCTCGGGGCCAGGTCGTGTGTGATTGTGCGTGCTATCATGTCATACGCTGTTTCACTGTCGCACTTTCGTACGAACACGCATGAGCTGCCACCGTTGTCAGCGAATACGAATAATGCAGGCTTCATGTT